GCCTTTTATAAAAGAAAGGATAGGTTCTGGTTTGAAAAGTTTGCAAGACAAAAGAATGATAAAGAAGTAGAAGAATTCTTTGTATCTAATTTTATATACTCAACTGATCCCGGAACAATGTGGATAGGTGAGATGATAAAAGAGGGAGAGGGTAGATACACAGAGTGGAAAAAGAAAATACAATCACTATCATATATTTTCAAAGAGGAAACTTATGATCTTTTTACAGACAGAAAGGTTGATGAAGTATTTGATTGCACCAAAGGACACCCACCTATTCTCCGAAATTATTTGAGTGGGAAAACCTCACTTGAAACTCTGGTAATATGTGATAGAATATTTGAGTATGGAAAAGAGTTTGATCAAAAACTAAATGACCCAGTGTGGGAAACCGTTAGTTTGAAGATAAAAAAATATTCTCCTTTCCTAAATATAAATGTACCTCGTTATAAAAAAATCTTAAAAGAGATAGTCCTATGAGTTTTTTCGATTCAGAAGTTGTCCGTGCTGAAATGGCGGAGATTGCAGAACTTCAAGAAGAAGTTTATCCCAATGTCTTTAAGTTTCCTAGCATGACCATAGAAGATCAACGTTATCACATTGATCTCTTAGAAAAACTTTGCGAAAAACAAAAAGTTCTATATGCTCGTTTAAGTTTATCCGATGACCCAGAGGCAAAACAAATGAAGGATAATATCCAATCTGGTGCAAAACAGATGGGACTTCCTAAAGATGTTGATGTCCAAGTCTTGTTTAAACAAATGGGTGAGATGGTGAATCTCATGAGAGATACACTTGACTATCAATAGATTTGTCCTATAATAGGTACACACAAGCCAAATCCAATTAATCTAAAAAAATCTTATGTCTTTTTCAGATCTAAAAAAACAATCCAAACTCGGTTCTTTAACATCTAAACTTGTTAAGGAAGTTGAGAAAATGAATAATGCTGGTGGTGGAGGTGCTGATGAGCGTCTCTGGAAACCAGAGGTTGATAAAACCGGTAATGGATATGCCGTAATTCGTTTCTTACCTTCTCCAGAAGGTGAAGATATTCCATGGGCAAAGATGTACTCACACGCATTTCAAGGCCCCGGTGGTTGGTATATTGAAAATTCTTTAACCACAACTGGTGGTAAAGATCCTGTTTCAGAATACAATCGTGAACTCTGGAACAGTGGTAATGAATCCGATAAGGATACTGTTCGTAAGCAAAAACGTAAGTTGTCTTACTATGCAAATATCTACGTTGTAAAAGATCCATCTAATCCTCAGAATGAGGGTGGTGTATTTCTTTACAAGTTCGGAAAGAAAATCTTTGATAAGGTTATGGAAGCAATGCAACCAGAGTTTGAGGATGAATCACCAATCAATCCTTTTGATTTCTGGCAAGGTGCAAACTTTAAATTGAAGATCGTCAAGAAAGATGGATACTGGAACTATGATAAGTCAGAGTTCGACACAGTAGCACCACTACTTGAAGATGATGATGCGTTAGAAGCAATATGGAAGAAGCAATTCTCTCTTGCTGCTGTAACTGCTCCTGATCAGTTTAAGTCTTATGATGATCTTTCAAAACGTTTGAAGTATGTCTTAGGTCAAAGACCTCCTGCTCGCATAGCAGATGAGGATCTTGAGGATTTAAGTGAAGGTAAAAATTACACACCTGACTTTAGTTCTCGTAAAGAACCAGTTGCTGCTACAACATCTGCTAGTTCAGATGAAGATGATGCACTATCATACTTTCAAAAACTTGCAGAAGAGTAGTTATTGATATAGTCTTATATTATCTGCTCTCTTTAAGGTTTCATCCACATACTGGGTGGAACCTTTTTTATATGTCATAATTTCTTCGAGATCATCTGTGACTAAGTTTAGATATCTTACTTTCAATAAAAATATATTTCTTTTTGCATCTTCTATCTTCTCTTCATATTGATAGTTGGTGACCTCTGTAACTAGATTTGCGGTTGCAACTGTTTTTTGTTCCTTCAACCACCAATCATAATAAGAGAAACTAAAATCAGATTCAACTTCTAATCCTTTTTCTAACATCACTACTCCTTTACTGTTCTTTACTTCTAAAGTTTCATGATGATGAGTAGATTCTAAGTTCGCATATGTTCCATACTTATCTAAAAGAAATCTATCAAAATCTCTTTGAGACATAGGCCATTCTGTTTGAACATTGATTATGTTATTACATGTTAGAACCAACCAATCTAAAGATGAGTCTTGATAAAAATCTTCAGCAACATTATCTGGTCTATCATCTCCCTTGATTTGATACTTTTGAAAGGTTGATAGATCTTGAAATATATCAGGTCTCAATTCTGCTTTCTTAAATAAATTTTTGACAGCAATGTAATCTGATATCTTTGCATCTGGAAGACGACTTACATATTCAAAATCTGGAACTTGTTTAAAATAATTTGACATTTTAGAAACCTATCTCTGCTAAATCTTGATCACCGTAATCATCATTAAATACTGGTTCAAGTTCAGTAAACGTCATTGATATATTATATTGTGTCATTACACCATCACTAAAAGTTGAATAGTTTCCTGTGGGTGTATATTGAACACCAAAGGATTGTAATGCACACTCTTTAAATTTGTTTATAAATGGGTGCTCTCTACTTCTTCTTCCTTCTCTTAGTAGGTATTGAAGTTGGAAAGTATGTGGTGACTTTAAAAATAAATTAGACTTACTTCTAATTGGTGACATTCCTTGTTTAAAGAATCTAATAATTTTCATCACGGTTTCTGCTTCTTTTGGATCTCTTGGAGATAAAGAGAAGTTAAAATTAAATGGACGTAGAGTAGGTGCTTGGAATAGTAAATCTAAGTTTGGATTTAAAATTGCACCAGTGGTTCTTGTTATTAAATTTTGATTACCTGATGCCATTCCAGCAAGAGTATTTGCAAGAGCTGTTCCGACCTCACCAGAATTTTTTGCTACTGTTTCAGCAGACTTTATAATACTGTCAACACCTTTTGAGGGGTCTGATATCGCTGCTAGTGCTGCTTGTGCTAATGCTGCCTGTATTGCACTCATACTACTACCACCCCATGACACTGCTTGAGCATCTCCGATACCAGCAGGTATTGGTAAAATTACACTACCAATACTTCTTCCCCTTGTGTCTTTAGCTCTATCTTCAAAACCAAATGTTTTTTGATCGAATTTTTTTGGAACATACTTCATCATATTGAATTTCAATACGTCTTGTCCCGGATCTATACTCGTTGGAAATACATGATTACCAAACTTATTTCTTGTCCCTGCTCTATCCTCACCAGTATTCACTGTGTCCTGCATCTCGCTTAACCCAGTTGTAGACGATGCATCAACTGATCCACCAGTGAGGAATTCAGATGGATCTCTTTGTGCTTCTGTAGTATTTCCTAACAAACTTCTTGCATTAGTAGGAGTAAGACCTGATTCATCATTGACTAACTGTGCTGCATGATTTTTTATACTTCCGTTCATGACACCTATATCAATGAATTGCTCATCTCTTGTTGTTGCATTACTTAACCAGTCATTATTATATACCACCGACCCATCTGTCTCCATTGTTGCTACCTTTTTCTCATCACTAATTTCCTCATTATAAATCTCTATCTCACCAGTCTTTTCATTAACTAGAGTGAAATATGATTCGTTAGTGGCTGGATCACTGAATTTATTTTCTACTGCATCAGATCCATAGTATCCGTCTTTGGTAGTCATTTAAATGGACTTTTTATCTATTTATGAGAAATTTACCATACTGTAAAGAAAGCAAGTCATCTAACTCTTGAGATCGAACCGCATACAACTGGCCAACGACCTCACCCCACGTATAATTACGAGGACTTTGCCAATGAAAATTGATTCCCCTGAATCCCCACCTGAATATATCTGTACAAGCAATCAGAGGTTGTTGATCATACTGTATATTAGGAGTTTTAGGTTGATATATGAAAGTATAAAAGTTTCCAACATCAGGAACTGGTGTCACAGTATCATTAAAAATATCCATAATAGTCATCATAATATCTTCAACGTCTGTAGTATTCTCCTCTTCTAGTCTTTCTTTGAGTCTTTCAACTCTTGATAAAGGTTTCTGATATTCTCTTTGATTTAATGGAACAGGTTTACCAGTAAATTGGCCAGGTTTTGTTGGATTTCTGGCATCAATATCTGCTTTAATTTTAGCAAGGGCACTTGGATCACTAGCAGGGTTTTCTTTTTGCCAACTGAATTCTCTATCAGCCACTATCTGATACCTAATTCTTTTTCTGTTATAATCTTAAATTCAATTTTCCTATCGGCACACCACTCTTGTGCTGCTTTCCACTTTGCTGTATTCACTGCGTAAGTTTTACATTCGTAGATATATGATTTAGTCACTCTCTTTTTTTTCTGTGGTGGTTTTGTTTGCTTGTCAGGTTTAACCTCAACAACATAAGTTTTGATGTGTCCTGTGCTCTCCTTAACTTTAATAATAAAGTCTGGAAAGTAACGATGAACTCTCTTATCAACAGGAGACTTATAAGGAATCCAGAACTCCTCACTCCCCCACTGTAAAACGTTTTCATTCAAGTCACAGTAATTACAAAACCTTCTTTCCCAACTACTCCTACAAATAATATTGTCGGAATCACCTTTATATTTTTTTGGAAATGATGGTTTAAATCTACTTTTAATACTTTCGCCCATTTTCCATATACATAGTATATAAGATAAACATATTTATAAATGCCCGCATCCTCTAGGCCAACCAAAAGAACAGTAGCAGATATTAAAGCAAACCTTCTAAGACCTGCTACAACCTCTCACTTTGAGGTTGATATTCCCATACCACGTTCTCCTAACTTCCGAAGTAATCTAGGAGTTCAACAAGAAAAGTTGCAACTACTATGTAATGCTGCTTCTTTACCCGGATCTAACTTAGCAACAATAGATGTTAATAATGATCGCACCGGTGTAACAGAGAAGCATGTGCATAGAAGAGTGTTTGATGATAGAATAGATTTAACATTTTATGTTGATGCAGGAAACTATCTTCCAATTAGATTTTTTGAAAGTTGGATAGAGTTTACTACAAACGGAAGACAAATTTCTCCCGGAGATAATACAAACCAACTACTTAATCCAAACTACTTTTACAGGATGTCATATCCTGATGAATACATATCTGATGCAGGATTAAAAGTTAGAAAATTTGAAAAAGATATGCAAGGTGTGCTAGAATATGAATTCGTGAGGAGTTTTCC